CCCCTGTCCACACAACAAAAACAGTCCGAGTGAATTTCACTAAAGAGGAGTTTTTGAAGGTGTTCAGGGTGTGCATCAACCAAGTCCGTGCACAGACTAAACAGAAAGACATGCAGGCATTGATTGGCATGGCTGCAGCAGACACATGGAACACGGGAGAACCTGATGACATAGTGATGAATGTCATTGGGCCATGGGCCATGATACAGTGGCTGTGCAACGGAGGAGACTATTCCCACGCCGTGGGGCGCAACCTGATGAGCTGTATCCCCAGCTTTATTCTGCCAGTTTTCACTACACCATCGGTTACCCTTCATTACCGGAAGTGTTTTGATAAACAGGTTGCAAGCGCGGCCCTCGTCGTCTACATTGTGCAACCAGACGGCGACATCGCCATTCTCTGCGGTTATGAACCTCCTGGCAAACCACGCGCCGGGACCTTAACCATAAGCTGTGGGAAATGCGAGAAAGGCGAAGAAGGACGGGAGACAGCTACCCGGGAAGCACGCGAGGAGAGTGGCATTGTTGTTGATGAAAGGAAAATACGACCATATAAACAGTTCAAATACAACAAGTTTGCTTGCCAAATCTACGCAATCCCCTTCACGGATTGCCGGGTCGTGGAGGTGCGAGAGCGCTCAAACGACCACCTGCAAAGCCTTCGATTCCGAACTTATGCTCAGATTAATGACATTTGTTGTGAAGCAGCGCAGGCCGAGTGCTTGAAACAAACTTACGCTGGGAAGAAGATTGATCCAGATATCATTCAGCTTCCCGAACGGGCCATTTGGGGATCCGGCGGTGCTCAAGGATCCGCTGACAACTTGACCGGGCCAGCTCGCACCCAGCTAGGTGCGCCAGCCCCCGCCAGTGGCGGATGTTCATGGGAGAATACGATGGATAAAATTCGCCCATTTCTTGTCAAGTTGAACGCGAAGCGGGTGGCAGGTGCTACCCAGCCGTCGACAAATGAGGCCTGGCTGACGGCAGCCGAGCAAGCAGCAACGCAGCTGCAGACAATCGTACCTGAAAATTGGGCGGACGGGCCCGATACAGTAGTGCATGCGCCTATGAACGCAGGAGACATGGCCCCTCGCGGCGAGCCCCTCAATGCGGGGGACCGGGCCCCTGTCGGGGAAGCTCTCAATGCAGGGGACTTACCCCCCCGAGGAACATACCACTTCGTAACGGCTGCCACCATAGCCGCTAGCGTGGTGCCCACTGGTGATGGGACTCAGTACCATTACATGGCTATAAACAAGAACGCCCAACCTGCGCCTGCTGACATACCACAGCCCTACTGGGCTCGGCCATCAGGAGTACCGGACGCAGCGTCCTTGGTGCCATACGTCCCATACGTGGGGGAACCAGTCAATCCCTTTGCAATCGCCAGGATCGCCACCGAGGCACCTGGGGATGCCCCAGCTCCCACTCATTATCTAGGGGAACCAGTCCCCAAGCAGCCAGCGTACATTGTGCCGGTACCAGAACCCGGCACGACAGATGCTGAAGATGAATATGAAGGAGCTTTTCGCAGAGGACCCGAACCCCCAGGGGACACTCCAACGCCAGTTGGCCCACCAACCGTGGTAAAACCCCGGATTTGTCCACCCCCTGGACTATCACCTGCTCTTACCCCGGAGCCAGATGCTGGAATGTCAACGTTGCTGTTGGATTTCGCGTCAACGGCTGGTTGCCGGGTATCAGAGTTGCGTTCACAGTACATGCCACCTGTTACATGGGGAGGTGAAAGCGGCCCTACCGCCGCTACCGTCGATCCCCTAGCAGCCAAAGTGTTCGACATCCGCAATTCACTGGGGTATTTATGCCCCGGTTTCGGACACTTGGACCTTCACGATTATGGGTCCAACACCTCAGAAGACGCGTGGATTCGGCGCAGCCGAAACGACCGAATCGTTCACGGAGACGCAGGCATTGGCGTTGTAGGCCAGTCTGTGGACCGGAAGGGCACTCGTCGAATCGTGGGGGTTTTAGCCCTCCCAACATCCGTTGCCCCCAACGTCTATAACAAAGAGTTCGCGAACATTGTCATAGCCGTGGAACAACGGATCACCAAAACCACGAAGCCGTTCCTACCCACCACCAATGATGTAAAACTCATTGGTAAAATGGTGGAGGCAGCCATGGGACACGACAAGCGATACAGCGTATTTAGCGCTGAGCGAGTGCAAGATTGGTTCCAGAGGAAAGTTTTCAATGAATTAGCATCGAAAAAATGGCCTCAAGAACAATTTGAACAATCTATGACACGCTTGTTACAGCGAGTCGACCCATCCTTCGTGCTTAAGTGTAACATCAAGTGCGAACAAATGCCAGAGGGGAAAGCACCGCGTATGTTTATCGCGGACGGCGATTTCGGACAACTCTTGGCTCTACTTAACATCTGTTGCATGGAAGATCTCCAGAAAGAATGGTTCCCGGAAAAAGGAGTCAAAGGCTTGGATAAGCGATCTGCGCTCTCCCGAGTCTCCTCATGTCTTAAAGTGCCAAAGGGCCGCATGAAAATGACTCAAAATCCCGCAGATGTACGGGATGCTGGGTCAACCTCGGGATACAGTAAGCCGGCATTGGCAGTCGACTTTGATCCCAAGCACCCCCGCGCCTCAGTGTTTGAAGGGGACGGGCGAGCCTGGGACACTACCTGTTCCGCTGGAGTCCGCAACATAACAGAGAATCCGATATTGTTTCACATTGCCGAATGTATGCGGCCAATGATGAATCTCCCCGAGTCATTCATTGATGTACATAATGCCATGTGCAGCAAAGAAAAACTCACGCTTTATTTCAGGGACAAACACGTTTTCGAGAAATTCGTGATTGCGTCAATTCGCCGTAGCGGCCACCGAGGCACTTCGTGCCTTAATTGGTGGACCAACTTTGTTCTATGGCATTGCGCCATATTCAAAGAGCCCCAGAAGTTTCTCCAACCGTCAGTACGGCAAGGAGAAGATCACATGGGGGTTACTCGCTGGCTCGCATCAGCTTTTGAAGGCGACGACAGCATTCTCGCGACGTACCCACAGATAAGCGAAAAGCATCAGCTAAAAGTCCTAATAATGCAGTTTTGGGACAGGCTCGGATTTAACATGGACATATTCCTTAGGGAAAAATGGGCTCTTTTCGCCGGCAACCGCATGGGGGTTGACGAATTCGGGCTCACTGGAACGTTCATGCCGAGTGTCGAAAGGTGCTTCGGCGGCGCCGGGGTCTCTACGAGCCCCACGAACGTCGCCGCGTGGCACAAAGGCGACAGGAAGACGTGCGTCGGAATCGCACGCGCATCAGCACTATCTAGGGCGCACGAATTCGCGGGTGTGTGCCCGTCCATATCGCAGAAGTTCTTACAGTACTATGAGACCCTCGCAGATGAGGGCTGGTTCAACACACCAGCCATTTTCGACCACGACGCCAAAATGCGACTCACTGGTCAGCCATTAAAAGTTAATGAGCCGGAAATCATCTCGCGAATCACCTGCATGAATGGCGGTTGTGATCGGCAAGCAGAACGATCACGGTTGGCATCGTGCGGGTATGAAACGACCATGGACGAGCTTCAAGCATTTATGGACTTCAATTGGTCTTACGACACGCTCCACTTACACGCCGAATTTAAATCCAGTCTCCCCACGAGCTGGAAGGATATGACAGGGCACCGTTTATGCGGTACCCTGGCAGCCTAGCCGTGGCTTATGCCAGCAGTGGTGCACGTTTCACTTTACCCAGCTAATTAAAAGTCTCAGGGTCTGCGGAGGAAATGCCGCAGGCGAGATCCATATCCTCACTGACTTATTTTTTGAATGCGCAAAGACGCCGTCAGCGTATCCTGCTGCGGGACTGGCACAATGGACCGTCATCGGGTGGAAACCGTAGTACGGCGTGCCACCCCCCCCAGGATCGATGCAACCACCCTCTTTTCCGCCGAGGGTCCCTGAGGCAGGTTTTGAAGGGAGAAACCTGAATCAAAGGAGGCATATTCTTGACCCCCAGGTACACGGAGCCTGGGGTGCAGCCCGCCGAATCTGTGGAAAGGGACAGATCTGAGGTGAAAGTCGCGCACGGTGCGGGTTCATGACCGCATTGGCTAGCCCCCTTAACGTGCGTAGAACTACCCCCTCTCCCGCGCCCACACAGTCCATCGTACAGCATGGCTGACATGTGTGGGTGACCCTGGCCCCGTAGCCGTAAAGGCGACGCCGGTTGGAAGGGGTAGAAAAAAGTGGCTACAGATGTGAGCGGACACTGCAGCCGACGCGTGAACGACGTTGGTTTTTTCAGCACCTGGGCGAGCCAAAATGTAAACGGGGGAGCCCGTGCCTACCCGAGGGCCCGCTTCAAGGCGGAATAGTGATGGACTCGGGACAAATGGCAAACACTCTTGGGTGCTCCAACGCGGCGCCGCGGTCGGGACAAATTCCGCGTCTGCCTAGTAGCAAGGTTAAAAACGACAAGCCAATCGACCTCTCACGTTGCAGCCCGGGCGTTCGACATCCCACCGCCTAGTGAAGGTGGGTCCCGGGTTCAGTTGGTCACACGCATGTCAAGTCGTTAATGGGTTAGCTTGAGAACCCTGGAAGGGCCGGAGATGACCTCCCGCACACGCCGCGTTTTTCCCGTGTGTCGCCCGTCGTTTTCAACCTGGGTAGTCCATGAGGCACGCAGCCCATCTTTTTCGGGCGTACCGTGACCGCCATCCGCGTATAATATGTTTCACATGCACTGATACATTCCCGGCTCCAGGAGTCGGGTTACGGCCATAAGAGACCTGAGCCAGAACCGATCATCACCAACAGCAATTACGACGCCACCATGGTTTTCGCCGGAAAGGGAGCCAAGGGAGCGAAGCCGAAGCAACAAGCAAAGCCCAAAGCCAAGGGCAAGGGAGGAGGCAAGGGACCAGCGAAACCCAAGCCCACGCCTCAACGACGTTGGGGCCGGAGGTATGGCGGCACAGCCGCCCCTCAACGCAAACCCCCTAACAATGGAAAAGGAGGAGGAGCCACCCTTAAGAGTTGTCCTGTGTATTGGAAGATTCAAACATCTGACGCCCCAACCCGCGCCGTCATCGAACACGTTTCTGTTCCTCTCACTTGGAATACCACGATCCTTGGTTATGGCACGGCAGCCACTTCAACAGCTGCCGCGTCGAACCCTTACTTCTCTGACGTTACCGTTGGGAAGATTGCTGACGGGATTGTGTTCGTGTTTATGCCAGGGCGAGGACTCACAAGCCTCGCCGCCATGGACGGTAAGGGCGGTTTCAAGACAACCCAGATCAGCGCTTGGGACAGAGGGGTTGATCTCACCCAGACCGGGTTTGCATACCCAGGCTTCACCTCTTACCGCGGAACACCCAGTTTGTTCCAGGTAGCCAAAGGGACTGCATCTTACGACTCTGTGACAGGCAAATACGATGGACTCATGCACCGCGTCGCTTTGATGGCGGGCAGCGTCTCAATCCTGAGTCGTTTCCCAGGCACCTCCGGCACGTTAAAAATCCGTCGGCTGCAAACCGCGGATTGCCAAAGATCCGTTGAGGAACTTTATCTCAGCTTGGTAACCGATCCATTGTCAACCTACTCCCTAAATATTACTGGAACCAAACGTTACACCATGTCCGTCGGACTTCACGACCCCGCTGCGGTGGGAATTCTGAACACCCGAATAATGAACAAATTTTCCCTGGACACTGCTACTGACAT